GTTGCGGCAGAACCACCACCAGCTTGTGAGTTAGTGATTGCAATAGTTGGTGAACCTGTTACAGTTACCTTCTCGTTGTAAATTACACGAACATCAATGTTACCACCAGCACTTACGTCAAACGCTGTAGTTACAAAGTCTGTTGCAGTGATAGTTGCAGCACCAATTCCAGCAGTAGCAGAACTACCACCAGCAAGTCCGCCGATTGCACAGAGAACTTCTTCGTTGCCTTTTCCGTTTAGCACTACCCAACCTCTATCGGTTGCGAATGCTTCTTTCTTTTGTGCAGCAGTCAGCCACTTTGGTTTGGACTCATCTGCTGTTACTGTTGTGCCCCATAGAGCCATAGTCTTTCTCCTTATTTAAGAGTTTATCTCTTCTATTTATCTAAATCCATATCTCTTCAATTGAGATATAGTTTGTGTTGGACTCAGATGATGAATCCCAATACCACCAGCGTTCTCCCACTCCTTGATATTTTTGATATAATCATCAATCAAGATATTGGCTTTTCCACCAGTTGTGGCATATTTTTGTTTATCTGCTCTCAGAACAAGATGTATTTTACCAGTAGGTTTGGCAAACTTTGCTAACCACTGTTTCTTACCTTTTCTACTGTTTGCATCTCTATTAGAGTATGCAGATAAAATGTTCGCATTATATTTATTAATCAACTTCCACATTCTTTGAGCGCCAGGCATCCAATCAAGTGTTGCCCAGAAATCCTTTTTCCCTGTGATTGCATTCCACCGCTCATCTTTATCGGTTTTTGCAAACTGTAATCCAGTAAGTTGTTCATACCCACCAATAAAGTCACAGAGAACCATATCCATGTCACAATAAATCTGTGGAAGCTCCGCTTCGGTTATCTTTGTGAGTTCCACAAGTTGACGCATGGTTAGTCCTTCTCTACGACTTTAGTATCTATTTTGTTCATGGGTTTACCTGTCATAGTTTTCCCATCTTCTTTTTTCTCATCTTCATCTTCTTCAGACTTGACTTCTTTCTTTGATGAAGCCTCTGCCCACATATCAGAAATATGTTTTGCGGCTTTCATTGCAAGAGTTTCTTCTTGAACTGATTCTCTTTCATATACTTTGAATTTGAATCTTGCCTTTTTCAACTCTGCCATTAGTTTGTCAGCGTCATCCAAATCTTCAAACTGTAGAGAACTACCTTCGTTTGGTTGCATATTAAATGGCTGATGTCCACCACTGTAAAGTTTATGATTGATGTAATCATATGCTTTTGCAGCATCTCTACTTGAATTAAATTCTAGTTCTAGATAATCAGCAGGCTTTTCTTGAAGTTTGACTTCTTCAGCCTTTTCGTTTTCACCCTTGTAGTTCTTGTCAACGTAATCAAAGAACTTCTTTTTCTCTTCATCAGATTTGAAGTCAGCAGGACTGTCAACACCAAACTTCTTTAGTGCAGACTTGAAGAACTTTTCATATGCTTCTTTGTCCTCTGTAGTCATATCATCTTTCAATGACTTACCTTCTTTATCATAGCCAGGTTTCCCTGCTTTTTCTTTTTTGGATATTGCAATCGCAGCCTGTTGTGCAGCAGAAACCGCTTCCACTGCACTTTCAAGACTACCATCTTTAGTTTTCAAATACTTAGGCATTTGGTTTCTCCTGTGTGTTTAGTTTATTAATTGTTTCTGTTGCCTTTGCGATTTGCAACTGCAACTGAGCGATACGAGTTTTCTTCTTATCATCTCGTGCCTGATCTACTTCTTTGGCAGAATCTGGTTTGTCCATTTTCTTTTCATCATCTTCTTCTTTGAGTCCAATGGAATATGTAGTTTCACCCCCAAATTTATTCATGTCAAAATCTCTGTTAATCATCATGTCACCTTGTTTATCTGACATAGGTTTCTTGAGTTTAACAACCTTGGCCTTATTTCTACCAGCAACACCTTTACCTTTACTTGGTGAATCCATTGTGTGGCCACGAGTTGCCATATCTTTTGCATCTCTTTCGTCAGATGCAAATCCAATAACTTTACCAAGACGGTCTATTGCAACAAATTGATACTTGACTGCTTCATCAAGATTTTCTTCTTTGATATCATCAATAGATGCACCCATATCACCGATTGCAAATGTTACTTGGCCATCTCTCTTGTATAGGAACTTCTTGACTGCCTTCTCATTACCTTTAGTAACAAGAGTAATCTTTTCAACTCTGCCTTTGTTTACTGTGTTCTTTGATTTCACAATATACTCTACAAAGTCTTTACCTTGATTGATAGTAGAACTTGTCTTGAGTTTGACAGTATCACCCTTTTTGAGTTTGTCGAATATTTTATTCAACTTAGGGTCATTCATTTTCATCTCATCAATTTCAACTTCATTATTCATAACCATATCTAGAACTGCATCAACAAGTTTAGTTGCTTCTTTCTTTGAAACCTTTAACCCCTTCATCACAAATTCGATACCCTGTTCTCTATTTTTAGATGGGCCCATGAGGTCTTGTGCCTTCGTTAGACGGTCTTTCATCTTACCTTCATCAAGTTCCTCTTCCAAATCTTCATTCTGTCTTTTCAGAACTGCGGCGACTTGAGGATGGTCAGACAATCCTTTTTTGATTTTCTCAATAGCGTCCACTGCACCTGTCATGTTTCCACCAGCATATCTCTTATCTGATGCAACACCGATTGCCATCTTGATTTGTTTTGCAGAGAACCCCTCACGAATTTCTTGCAGGGCTTCTGTCATAGTTTTTGTATATCTAGTCATGTGTTTCTTCCCATATTTTTACGACAAGTTTCCCTGTACCTTTTATTAATCTGTGATACTCCATCTTTGGGATGGTGTATAAAAGTCCTTGTTGTAATTCTTTAGGTAATTGATTGTCTAGTTGTAATTGCCAACCCTTACCCTCTAAAATTGTTATCTCTCTTGTTCTTTTGTCTCTATGCCATACCAGTTCTTCACTGTCAACATCCTCTTTAAACTCTCTGATAATCAAACCGTTGTCATAAGATTCAGTATAAGGTTTTACCAAAAGAAATTGCCTCCCCCACTCAAACCAAGTTGTTTGGCATATCTTGGAAGATTACAACTCCAATATCCAGCCTTGGTTCTGTCTGTTTGTTGGTCACAGTTATGACGAGCGGCAAAACTTTTTCTTGCCTCTTTGTCATCCAACTTAACCTTCAGTCCACTCGTATCTCCGAATGTAACCTTCTTAACATTACCTGTCTTTGGGTCTTTGACATACACATAGTACTTCTTAGGCCCACCGACTTTAGGTTTGTTTAGTTCTACGTCTTTCTCTTCAAACATCATAGGACAGTCCAGTGGAACATGGTTTCCTTGATACATATCAAATTTACCCAAGTCGCCTTCCATCAGTTCTTTATCAAAACCTGTTGGGGCGTAAACTCCGATATTATATTCATCTCTTTTCTCTTGGAAGAACTCGTAATACTTTTCTGAACCTACACGATATACATTAGATTCAATTAGATTGGATTCTTCTGCACAGTCATCGCAACATGAACTGTGTTCTTGAAACGGTGTAATCTTACGAGTATGGTCTGCATAGTCTTTACCAATCTCATAAGTCTCTTTCTTACCCTTGTGTTGTTTCCACAAATCTGCATCACCAGTAGTTCTTGTCTTACCGCCTGAGATAAAAGAGTTTACTCTTGCATGGCCCCACTGAACAGCAGTTGTGCCTGGGCGATGTCCACCCTTCCATGCAGCCATACCTCTATCGAATACCTTCTTCAGAATACCAAGAGAAATACCAGAGGCATCTGCCTTCTTCTGTAGTGACTTTGTTGCACTCTCATCTACCATCTCTTTGTACAAGTCTGGGAACATCTTCTTCATCTTGTTTGTATACTTTGATGGTTTAGTTTTTGCAGATGCATCGCCTGGCGCTGGTTTGTATGCAGATTTAGTATCGTCATCCTTTTTCGCTTGTTTTTTGAAATGAGCATCTCTCTTGTCCTTTGTAGACTTTGCCATTTCATCACCCTCAGCATCTTTTGCAAAATACTTGGCAGGCTGTGTTCCCTTCTTATCATCAATGTCCTTGTCTTGTTTTTCACCAACTGGTACGCAATTCGGTACGTCTTTACCGTTCTTCTTTTTCATACCAACTTGTTTAAATCCTGGCCAGCAATCTTCTGCTAGTTCTAGTTCATACAACCACTTCTTGAATGATGTGCCATCCTCTGTTACAAAAGTAACGTAGTTTGTTCCTCTGCGAATAATCTTTCCTGTTACTCCACTGTAAGTATCTGTTACTTCTTCACCAATAGTAAAGATTTTACCTTCAACATACAAGTCACGAATCACATCTTCTTCTGTCTGTTGTACTTGGTGCGTAATAAATGATTCACGAATACCCATGTACTTACGAACATCTTTGAATAGAGACATACCCTGTTTGAAACCATTAGGTAAACCAAGTTTGAACTGGTCAAAGTCATCAGCAGATGCTGCGGCTCTCATCTTAGATGCAGACATTCCGGCAACACCTTCTGCGTCTGGGTCTCTTTCTCCAGCAGATACTACTTCGATGTTGTCAAAACCATAGAAACCATGTTTTGCTTCTACACCATTATAGGTATTCAGTAGTTTATCAAACTCTGCAACTCTGTCTGAACCAACAACCATTACGATTGCCTTGTGTCCTTTATTGTGTAATGAGACTGCAATCTCAAATACATTTCTAGCCTTATCTACGACAATGTTCCTTGCGTGTTTTGGGAACATCTTCTTCATATATGCAACCTTCTTTACATATGGAAGAGGGTCTTTCTTTGGGTTTTCAGAGTGTGACGCAAATACATAATAGGGTGCGCCAGGATTTTTCTTTACCTGTGCCGCAACAGCATCTAATAGTTTTTCGTGTCCTGTCGTTGGTGGGTTGAATCTACCAAAGGTAAATACACAAGTGTCACCACGAGCTTCTCTTATTTCTGAAAACTTTATCATTTATCCCATGCCTTTATTGCAGTAAAGTTATTGAAACTAAATTCCATTCTATCCACTAGTTTAACTGCACCACCTGTAACTCTATCAATTGCAACATATCCTTCTGGGTTTACAACTTTGAACCCATTGGCTGTTTTGATGAAAGTTCCAATGCTCTTAACAGTATTTAGTTTCTTTACAACCCCCATCTTTGCATCTACAATGTGGTTCTGAAACTCAATAATACTAGTCAAATTCTTCGTGTGTTTTGCAAGTTCACGAACAGTTTCTTTTTTCTTTTTTTCCAAGTCCTGTTTACGAGCAGGGGTCTTGAGTTTGTCTATATTCTTT